CGCTCCACTACTAATGCCTTGGGCGTTTCTTTGCTGTTGTGCGACGGGTAGACGAACGGCTCTGCCATTCTTCCGTCTAAAACTTCAATCCCTGTTTGGTCGATTATGATTGTGGTGTGTGGTGTACCGTATTCATAAATAAATTCCTTTGCCATCTCTGCAAGTCTTTTAAAATCTTCTTTTTCTCTACTCATTTTCTTTCTCTCTTTCTGGAGATATACCTCCAACTAATTCCCCATTAACCAACGGGGATCCAACTCTTTCCATTTGTCGAATATCAGCTTCGACCTGTCCCAATTCGGGTACTTCAATTTCAGATAGTCTTCTATGGCTTGCTCTAACGATGTTCTGTACTTGCCCGTGCCGTTGTCAAATTCATTGTGACAGGCGTGGCAAAGAGTAACGATGTTTTGTTCAATCCCCATGCCTCCGTGCGATCTGGCGATAAAGTGGGCGTTCGGGCTTCCTCTTTTTCCGCAGATGATGCAGCAGCCTCCGTCGCGTTCGCCGACTACCGCCTTAACCTTTCGGGATATGTCGGTTGCTTTTGTCTGTTTGTGCTTCATTTCGGCAACACTCCTTTCTCTAAGCATTCGCAGAGGTATTTCAGCCGTTCAAGATATCTTGATATGAATTCTTCGTCGTACTCGATGGGGTGGTGGGTTATCCTCGATAAGTCAATCTCGTTGAAGTAGTTCAGATAGTCGTCCTCTGTGAGCCTGTATGCGACGATTTCGGCGGGCTTTTTGGCGGCATACATCTGAACTATCACTTGCTCCTTGTACCGCTTTAAAACCTTAAATTCCGGCTCCTTATGGGTTTTGACTTCGTGGATAATGTCCGTCTCTCCGTCGATGTTCACACGGAGCCGTAATTCGGGAATGAGAATCTGGCGGTCTTTTGCGACTCCGGGAATAGTGTCAAGTATTTTATGCTCGTAATGGGTTCCGGCTTTCATGGCTTTAGTATTGATGGTGTTTTTATGAAGTCCTAATTTTTCAAGCCACCATTTCTTGAAAGTGTCGGTTTTCCAGTTTCCCATAACGTAATAGGTATCGCTGGCACCGATCCACCCTGAACGGTCATGGTCTTGTATCATATCTCTCTCAACTTCTTTTCAAATTCGTTGATTCGCTTGAACATCCGGATATACTCACGCATTTCGTCAGCGTCTTTCAGCCCGGCCTTCATTGCGATTTCATCAGCCGATAGTCCGTTGTCCATTTTGACCGTTATGAGCCGTTCGATTCTTTCCTTAATCGCTGCCAGAGAATGATTGTAGATGTCGTCCCACTTGTCGGCTTTCTCGGTTTCCTGTTCTTCTTTCAACCAGAGATTAAATCCAAGTCCTGTATGTATGGCAATGCACTTTACAAAAAGTCGTGTCTGGCAGTTCCATATTCTTTGCTGTGACATTGAGTTATCTTTAACCGGATTAGCGGCGTTCATCAGTGGCCCTCGGAACGTCCACTCGTTATCGTCTACTACTACTTTTACGCCTACCTCATAGCACCTATTGGTTACGCCGTTCTTGTCTGTGAAAACCTGGTCTGTCATAAATAGGCTTGAACCCTTTTCATTCACAAGCGGTTCAAAGTAGACTTTTTCTGCGCCGTGTTCGTGCAACAAGTCTATACACTTTGCCCAGTTCAGGTATTCCATGCCGTCTCTTTTTTCAATGTGCTTGCTTATGTCTACTTTTACTAATTCTTTGTATGGTTTTAATGCCATCTCATTCCCTCCCATCGCATTCAACATCGATGTTTTCCAATACGTCTTCTTGGCACGTGTACCCGAACACCGGAACAAACTTGTCGTCTTCAAAATGTCCAAAATAATATGAGTAGCAGTTTTCGCATTCGTGGTACTCTTGATAAAGTATGCTGTTGTTGTCTCTGCCAAAATCAACCCAATCGCCGTATGGTTTAAGCTGATAATAATTGTGGTCGTAACATGATTTGCTTTTTATATGTTTTATTTTCGCCCCTATGTTAAGCGGTAAGTGGATATTAAATTTAATCGTCTGTTGCATTCTTGTCCCTCCCATCGTATTCACTCGGAGTAAAAAATTCGCTCGACCCGCAGTACGGGCATACTGGGTATTCTTCTCCGCCAATGTCTGTTTGGTCGTCGCATTCTAGGAACGGGCGATCACACGATTTGCATATTTTCATATCGTTACCTCGTCTATTTCGGTTTCGCAAGCAACGTCTATGCTTATTTGATTGGTGCTAAAAAGGTATAAATTAATAGCCTCCATAACGTCTGACTCGTTGAGCATAACCGTTCTTGACCGACTTGGGTTCTTCTCGTAAATACGAACTTTAATTTTCAACTTTCATCCCTCCCAACTATCTGCAATAACTTCTAATACCGTGGACTTGTCCATGTTTTTTATATCAGGGAATAACTTCCGAAGTTCTCCGACTATGTAAGCGATGTCGTCCAACGTCTTTTTGCAGACGATTTCTCCGGGTTTTAATCCCATTTCTCCGCAGAGACATTCCGAAACCTCGCTTATATCATCGCTCCCGCAATCGGCACAGGAATCATACCAATCTGTCTGGATAAACGGCGCGCCCCATGCCTCGCCTCGCCAAGATTCCGGTCGGCTGCCGATTTCGTACTCCGGAAAAACCTCATCGCACTTGCCGCAGTAGTACCATTTCATTGCGCCCTCCTTATGCAGAAAAATCTTGTACCGTCAATAAATGCGTACGGTTCCTCTGGGTATTCCTGGTCTGCCCCTCGGTCGGCTACTTCGTATTCGCTGAATGTCTCTATGAAAGCTGTTTCGGATAATTGGACGCCGTGGCATATCCCGTCATTTCCTGCCATGAGTCCGCACAGCCCATAGTTGTTGTATATTTCCGTGTATCGCTTTTGCATTTCAGCAAGTTCCAATAGGACTTCTTCCGGTATTGACAATGATGGTTTGCTTAGTGTATTAATGTCGCTCATTCTATCTCCTTTCCGCCCTCGCTATGGCGTTATCAACTTTCTTCGGATATTCGTATTGGTCAATTACTTTTGCTATCCGTTTAACGTGGTTTATGTGGTCTTGTTCTGCTTTGGATTCGGCGTACTTGTCGCAGTATGTATGGCAGCCGATTTTTCGATCAGTGCAGTTAAGGCATGGGTATTTCATGGTTTCGACTCCTGCGCATCGGTTTCTCGGAGAACAAGTTCAGCCTCGTCTTTTGCGGCCTTCCGCGCGGCTTCCATATCTTTCCTTGCCAGTTCAATCGCTTCATCCGCTATGCGTCGCAAATTATTGTTCAGGGCTTTAATCATGTATTTTGCCGTCTGCTCGTCCATATTGCTGTAACAGCTAGACGATCCGTAATATCCGTGAGAGGCGTGCAGTGTCAGTATGGCATCATGCCAATCCGATGTGTGTTGGCCCGAATACCTAATTGTTAAACATCCCTTGTCATTTATTGGGTCGTTTTGTCCGTCTTCATTCCTACTTGTTGCTTTATATAGGTTATGCTTAACCCTGTTGTATATATCTTTGGCCCTGTTGAATTCATCAATTTTGCTCATGTAATTTCCTCCTTTTCCTCGCCTCTTTCCGCTCCCTCTCTACAGATGCCTTTCCTTGCATACGGAGTTTGGCTATGATCTGTGAATCATCGGGTTTTAACGTCCCGATAAAGTGTTGGTGTATGTATGAGTCGTTCACGTTCTGCCAGAATTCGGCTTCTTTCTGTGTCATGGGTTGGCCTCCTAATAATCATTATTTAGTAAAAGCCAATAAAGTTCATCTTTACTCTCCCACACTTCTTACAAGTTGCGTTAGGTTGATTTTTTAAACCTACAATGTCATTTACTTCAATGATTTCATCCGCTTTTACATATCTTCCGCACTTATCACATTTAGGGATAAATGTAGCACCACCTTCATAGGTTATAATTCTTTCTTCTTCCATCCATTTGACTCCTTAGTAGAAAATCAGTTTGTAAATCCCCTCACACCCCCAAATGCCCGCTCTTTAAAGTCGCGTCAAGGTGGATCATCACCGCCGTTACAAGGGTTATGCTGACGATTGCCAGTATGGTTAGACCGGCTCGCTTTTCTGCCCTGTATCGCTTAATTCGGGCCTCTGTCGCCCTGAGTGACATGTCTCTCATGTTTCTCCTTTCTCCGCTATGCGGTATGCCAACTACGGAAGAGTGACATTGTCCGTAGTGGGTGGTTGTTCTTTCTAGGCTTGTACGCCTATGCGGTTTGGGTGATTAGATAAAACTAAGTGTTCAGGCATTCTTCTTTGCTTTCGTAATCAGGGCAATCTTTACCGCATAATCCTCTCATCCCGTATTCATAACAAGTGCTTAAATCGATAGGCAAGACTGTTCCCTTATCTTTTTCAAAAATTGCATCTGTTAACTTTTGAATAGTATCATCACTCATAACATACCTCCAACTATCTCGCCAGATTATGCGGTTAAAAATTTGTTGATAAAATACTGCTGGCCCTTGCTATTGATTCAGCATCTTGTCTGCCACTCTAACGGCATCTTGCAGCTTGTCCGCATATTTCAGGTATGCCGGAACAGTCAGGCTCTTGACGTGGTGCTTTTTCTTGTGGTTCTCAATTAAGAGTTCAAGGTTTGTGTGATATGCCGTGTTGAATGCTTGCTTGAATTCGCCCCACGCCTTGTTATAAAGTAATCCGTGTTTCAAGGCGTATTTCCGCACCATCTGGTTTAACTTTTGCTGATCGTCACCTTGGATATCAATTCTGTCTATGCTGTTCAGCCGGGTTTCGATTAAGTCGGTACGGGTTTCGGCTTGTTGGATTCTCTGCTCCATTTCAAGCTGTTTGTATCTGAGTTGCATGATGGGGTCGTTTTTGATAAGTTCGTACATAGGATTATTAAGAGATTCCTCCATCTTGTTGAAGGCATCGATATATTTTATTTTCCATTCAAGCGCCTTTGCCCCGGTGAATCCCATGACGAGAAGTGAAAAGCCGTCACGGGTAAGATAGTATTCTTTGTAATCTTTTCCAGTCCCGGCGTTATAGGAACTTTCGAGGAACATTGTCATAACGGATTTTTCCGTTTTGATTAAATCCTCGATTTTGGCGATAACGTCGCCGTGTCTTTTGCCGAAGTTATATGCGACTTCTCGACTGCTGACGGTTAGTTGCCCGTCGTGATTTTGAATGTTTATCAAGTCGTTCATGACTACCTCCTTATACCGCCGTGTCGTTGATAAAATCGTCAATCGCTTTACGCTCTACCCGGTATGACTTGCCGATTTTGGAACCTTTGATTTTTCCAGACTTGATTAGATCGGATACGGTGTACCTGCTAAGTTTCAAAACTTCGCAGACTTCCTTGATTGTCAGGTATTCTTTGCGTTCCATTCTTTGCCCTCCTTTCGGTACAAAAGTATGTTTGGTGAAATTTAAAGTTGACATATGTTGATTTTGGTGATACTGTTTCGTTAAGCATAAGAAAACAGCAACCATAGCCTTTTGAAAATTGTCCCTTTTCAATTGTCTATAATCGACATTTTGTCTCTTTCGTCTTAATTAAACCATACTTTTGTCGATTTGTAAAGCGTTAAAATGTAAATTTTTCTGTTTTTTTGTGTATTTTTGAAATAAGGTTAAATAGGTGAGAAATATGGAAAGTGTAAACCAAAGAATTTTCCGGCTGTTGGGGAATAGGCATGGAGTCCAGAAGGATCTGGCAGACTATCTTGGAATCAAGGACGGAACACTTAATAAATGGAAGGTAAGGGGTTCGGCTATCGACTCGGAATATATCCCAGGGATCGCCGATTACCTTGGAGTTACAGACACGTATCTTTTAAGGGGGGAGGACAAGAACTTTTCAAACGAAGAAATGTGTTTGATAGGGCTTTTTAGATCGTTGAACGAACAGGGAAGGCGCGAAGTAATGAATTTTGTTCAGTATACATTTCAAAATGCAGCTGACATAGAAAAAATCAGACGTGAAATTGAAGAAATGGAGGACGAGGCTATTAGCGCCCCATCTAGCCTCGCAGATTAGTTAATAGATAAGATGGATTATTTTGGCCGTCCCCATGTAGCTAAGGTTATGTATTAGCGTATTAGTTTTTTTGTAATAAGCAGCATACCAACTAGCATCACTGAAATAGAAATACTTCTTTTTCACGGATCAACCACCCTTTCTTACCGGGCGCAATTATATATTCGTTTTAAATTCTGGATAATTTATGGTAATTTTACTGGTAAATGTTGGATTGGAGTTGAGATTATGTTTAACCTTATCCTAGTTATAATAGCATTCTGCTTCGGTATGTATATCGCAGAAAGCAATGCGGACAAGACAATAAAGGGCTTAAGCAAACGCGTATTAGAACTTGAAGAAGAGATACGGAGGAATACCTATGGCGGTTAAAACAAACTGCGTCATAAACGGGATTCCGTATTACCGAATAAGAAAAAAAATAGGCGTTGACGCTGATGGAAAGCCAATCGTCAAGCCTTTTTACGGAAAGAATAAAACAGATGCGGAAAACCAGGTCAAGGCGTGGGAAGAAAATCACAAGGCCGGGATTGACAAAGACGAGCATTTTTCGGTATTTATGAAATACTACATCGACAATGTATTTTCAAAAGACAACCATGCCAATGGAACAAAAATCAGATACAAAGGGGTTTACAACAGATACATCAAGGAAAGCGACTTGAATCAGTACAAAATGAACGAGATAAGCGGTCAGGCTATCCAAAGATATTTTAACTCACTATCTGTCTCATACAGTACGAAAATAGCTATTAGGAATATTTTAACCTTATTTTTTCGTTATGCCGAACAGCAAGGGTATTGCCGCAACCCAATGGACGTAATCAAAATCAGTCGGGAAAATGTAAAGACAAAAGGAATCGTCATTTTCACCGACGAGGAAGTCAAGAAGATAATCAATAGCGAGAAAACAAGATACAACTCATATAATAGGTTCCTTTTCCTGTTTGCCCTTGGCACTGGATTAAGACAGGGCGAAATCCTGGGATTGACATATGGGGATATCGAAAACGGTCATGTGAAAGTGGTTAAGCAAGTGGTTAATAGCGACGAGGGGCGCAAAATCGCCGATACAAAGACGGATAATTCCATAAGGCGTGTTCCGATACCAAAGACACTTTTAGACGAGTTAGAGGAAATGAAAAAGGGACACAAGGACACGGATTATATTTTCGCTTCCAGGTACGGGAATCTGATGGACGTTAATAATCTGATAAGGTCGTATAAGAGATTTCTAAAAAGCATCGGGGTTCAATATAAAGATTTCCATACCCTTAGAAGGACATACGCCACTACTTTATGCGAAAACGGAATAGACATAAATACGATAGCTGATCTTTTAGGGAATACCGTTGCGGTGGCAGCTAAGTATTACGCTTTCGTTTCAGACAGGAAGAAACAAGAAGCAGCAGACAAGATTGATAATATATTCAAACTCAATGGATAAAAAGTGGTTAAATGGAAAATAACCAGTCGGACTCATTGTCTGCAACTGGCTATTTTTATGGGTTGGTGGTGCCCAGACTCGGAATTGAACCAAGGACACGAGGGTCTTTTTCTTTTATTGCAAATGCTGCGCCTGTAATTCTGAAACGCTGTGTCTGCAACGTATTTGAAAATATTGACACAAACAAAAACATAACTCAATACACTACTGAGTGGTTAAAAAGTGGTTAAATCAATTAATAAAATAACTTGTCGCTTTATGACATTTGAGAAGCCCGTTTTTATCGCCGTACAGCGACGAAAACCCAAAAGTGGTATAAAGTATCGATTGAAAAGAACGAACGTTCTGCGGGGCGATTTTGGGCATAAAAAATAAGCCGCTAGAGCAAATACCCTGGCGGCTGTCATTTATCTCTGCGAATGCGGATCCGTAGGAAGGTCAAACAGTTTTTCCATAAGGCTGTCAACCGTCCCGTTTCCTCCAAGATTTTTGTACTGCTTGTGGAGTTCTTCGATGTTTTCTCTTTCGTAGATCGGGAGGTATTCCCTTTCCATGTACTTGTTGTATATGTGGATTATCTGCGCCCTTAACAATGCCTGTGTGCCCAACTCGATAGCGTGTTGGCGTTTCATCATTGACTTGTATTTCTTAACCAGACACCCGAACGCGGTGGTTAAGGCGGTACAGATAAGCCCATATACCCAAGCGACCCAATACTTAACTGTGAAGTCGTCCATCGCTCTATTCTCCTTCTACCTCTGGCAATCCTGCTACACTTGTTAAGAGAGATAGAATTCCAGCCAGTAAGGACGCACTGGCAACCATCGCCCAGTTGACATCTGTAAAATACGCCGTTGCCCCAATAGTCGCAACTGCTGTCTGTGCGACTGTTTTTATTGCGCGGACTCCTGCCGCCTTAAGCCATTTCGTATTCATTTTTATTTCTCCTTTCGGTAATCTCTTATTTGGAATGTTTTGTGTCCGAATTTGTCCTCATAGTTGTCAAAGTGCATGAATGTTGGATAGTAATTCACACCGCCGATTTTGCCGTGAATTTGACAGATTAAACGCCATGCCGCTGTTAGGTTATCGTAATCCGTTACGGCGATATCTGCGGCTCGACCGTCTAAGTGAATAGATTTAGGATCACCTCCT